CCACCGCGGGTCCTGTTCCAGAATGTCCACGAGTTCCAAGAATCTTTCTTTATTCTCAAGGTCCGATTCTTGAATCGCCCGCCGAAAAGCTACAAGATTTTTCGGTCTATAATAATTTGGGCGGCCATCATAAGCATCATAACTTACATCGGGGGTGTAGTTTGCGGATAGAAATCTCACAAAGTCGTGGTCCGCACAATATCTTGTTGAATCCCATTCTCGTGGTTCTTTGCCGCTGGCCGGATCTCCAACACAAAGATTTAATCCCATTTTATTCTCCTATTACCATATCTTACCGCCGATATCGCCGAGCTCGTCGGTGGTCTTTTTGTCAAGTATCTTTGGGACGATATTCTCCTCGACCCGCTTCTGTTGCTTGATAAGCTCCTCCGCCTCCACCTCGTTGCGGGCCCGGCTGTTTCTGACCGAGAGCCACATATTGCTGGCCATGAACAGCACAATGACGCCCAGGAGGATCGCCAGCTTGTACCTATTCAGATATTCGAGGATTATCGTTATCCGTTTCATAGTTCCCATTAGCGAACCTCCCCACGAATTTATTCGCCACGTTGCCGGTTACGTAGGCGATGGTTATTGTGACTATCCCCTTCAACCCCACGGGACCGGAGACCCAGCCGGCGACAATTAGAGACAGGGCGATCACTATTCCGACCATTGCGACGACGAACTTCCGGCCGCCCACGGTATCGAGACTTTTTTTTACCATTCCGCCCCCCTCCTCCAGTTGCGCCTCATCACGGAGTTCTTGTTCGGGTGCTTGTAGGCCATATCGATATGGACAAAAGACTGGTATCCCATCCAGCCGATGCGGATGTCGGGGTAGGTGTCCCTGATAAGGTCCCGCATCTGCATGGGCGACGAGAAGTGCCCCACGATGGATAGGTCGATGGCGTATGATCTTTTTCCGCCCGGGATCTTCCGCGGGACGTGGGGCGAGCACTTTGAATTGCCCACATCCTCTTGATGCCACTTGCAACGCACGGCGGAGTTTATCCTGATCGGCTTCCCGCCAAGCTTCTCCCTTATCTCCTCGAATACGTCCAGTATCCCGGGGTCGATGGCGTTCAGCACCTCGTCTCTGGTCTTAAATTTACACCCCCTATAGCTACACCCGCAGGCGATCTCGTGCAGTCCGATATGCGGCCACCTCACTGGGTCAAGCAGTATTACGCTCATTTGTTCTTCTCCTTCAGCTGAAGCTCGATCAAAAAGTCGAGCTTCTTTTTTATGTACGCCATATCCTGTTCGTACCGATCTTTAGACACAAACCTCTCGTTTACCGTATTCTGAAGATCGGCTATTTTCTCGGAGTTCTTGTCGGCGCGGGATATGGCATATTTAAAACCCCCTCCGATCACGCTGATTACCAGTCCGGCAACGATGGGGATGGCGATCTTCAGCCACCATCTCCCGTTATTTTTCTCCGCCATGACATTTCTCCAATTTGACAAGATTTAAAGTTTGACAAACTACCCCCTGACCACAGTCGAGGGAATCCAAACGTGGGCCGACCTTCCGGTTATCGTCCACCTGCCGCTCTTCGCCGTCCGCACGAGATCGACCGTATATCCTGTATAGATAGTGGCGTTCGACGGCATCGGTATCGTTATAATATTGCCCGACTTTAGCTCAACGCTCACGGTCCGTCTGTCGGAGCTCACCGCCGTCACGAACCCCACCGCGTTCTGCGGGTAGATCTCCTGCCGGGCGATCTTCCTGAATGATTTAACGACCCTTGCCATTACTCGAACCTCACGCTCGTTTCCATCTCCACGGTCGAGAGGGTGGACCTGCGGTCGGCCCCGCACTCGTGGACGTTGGTAACTCTGCGGGTCACACCGCTCGATATTATCCCGACGCGGGGATTGTTGATCTCGTGGATCTGCCCCTCATCCAATGTTATGTCGAACGGGACCTTGAGCGTCCGCCACTTCCCGAGATACCACTGCTTATAGAGCTCGGCCCGGCCCCTTCGTGTGGCGACCTCCTCGTCCGGTATTAGGGCGTCGGTTATCGTCGCCATCTTCCTCGTACCGTCGCCCCCGATTATAACTCTGACCGAAATTGCCATACTAAAAACCCCTATATCAACGGCACCACCCTGAAAAGTATCAGGGCATAGTAGTTTACCTCTTCCCATATCTCGTTGTAGCGGCTGGGGCCGTCCGCCAGGTCGTTCTCGCTTATCGGCAACGTCACTTCCTGCGTTGGCCAGTTCGGGGCCGATACCGTTACCTTGTGCGAGCCCAGCCTCCCGTACTGGAAATGCGAGATTGCGTCGCCGGTCGAGTCCCGCGTCTCCTCAAGATTCGGAACGGTAACTTCGCCGTAGTTGCTCCAGATTATTTCAAGCTCGTGGTTCGGAACCGGATAAAGCTCGTCTTTGCCCTTCTTCTTCCCCTGGACGTATATCTGCCCCCAGATGTAGCCGTCCGGCCCCACGTAAGGCTTCTCCACGAGCTTCGACTTGCCGTTGACCCAGAAGGTTACGCTTCCGTCGTTGTCGACATCGACCTGGCAGTTCTTTTCGTCCTCGACCCTGACCTCAAGCTCCCTATCCGGCCCCACGGAGCACCCGTCGTCTATCAGCGCCTTGCGCAGGTTGATTTTCCCCGTCAGTCTCGGCTGCGTCTCGGATCCGAGAAACGCCCCCTTTATCTCCTTATAATGCCAGTCGCCGGCCGTGCCCTCCCCGCCGGAGCCCGAAGACGACCTTGACGATGTTTTCGACGGGTCTCCGATGACGATAGAGGGGGCGCAGTCCTCCATTCCGGCGAGGCACTCCGCCCATGCTTCGCCCTTCTGTGCGGGCACAAAAGTCACGGAAGCGCACCCGCCGCTCTTGTATGTGACGTATACCCGCGTCACCACCTTCGGCAACGCCTGATTCAGTGTAATCTGCCTGTCGAGAAACGTCGCCCCCGCCACGTAGTCCCGCGCAAACTCCGACTTCTCCGTCTTTATCGATACGAGCTCCGATATCGGATTGTACGTGGATATCGAAATCTCGTCGGTGCTCCAGCACTCCTCGTACTCTATCTCCGTGGTCTCCGTGTAGGCCATCGGCGCCGAGAGGTCGCCGAAGCTTTCGTAACCGGGTTTCATGGAGAAATACACCGGCGTGCCGTCGGCCACGGGGTTCCCGCCGGGCGCTGTGACTCGGGCGATAAGCTTCGAGGTCTCGATCAGCTCTATGTTCCCGGGGACGAATTCCCCCGTGATCCTGTCCACCGTCGGGTCGCTGAAGGTGATGCGGATCTGGTCGTCCATCCCCTGGAAGGTCCCGGTGACGACTCCGTAACCCCCGCCCCCGGCCCGGGCCGTTAGCCTTGCCTTCGCCTTTCCGCCTATCGCGGGGACCTCCTCCGGGAAGATGTCGCCGTGGTTGTCTATGGAGAAACTTACCGTCTCCGCCCCCTCATAGGTGACGATATGGTCGATTCTTTCCATATCTGTGGAGGTGATAATTTCCCGCTCCGACCACGACTCCACCGGTATCTCGTCTCCCTCCTCGTCCCCCACCGCCTCAAAGACCCTCGGTCGGCCGGTAATCCAGTAACTGGTTTTTATCAGCCTCTTATCGGTGGGGGTTACTTTATCCCTGCGGGACTCCGCATCGGCCAGCCCGCCGCCGGGCAGCCTTACGTCGGCGTATATCCGGCCCCAATCCACGCCGTTGGAGAGAAGCGTGCCCTTTGAGGCCGACAGCCTGATGTACGGCCAATCGTTGTCGTTGAGGCCGGTGTCGTCGTCTTCCACGGTAATGCAGTTGCACGCCTCGGGAAGCTCCACCCTCTCGTCAAGGAGTATTATGTGATCTTTTTCGTCAAATTTCGCCATATCTTAAAAATGATTCACAACGGTATTTTCAACGCCTGCCTTAATCGTTGGAACCGGCTCTGGCTCGTTGTATTTATCCCAGTATTCCTTGAACGGCGCCCCGTTGTGCCAGGGTTTGCGCTTCCCGTACCAATTAAGTATCCACATATCCTTCTCACTCCTCACCATAGTTTTACCGGCCTTCCTGCCGACGGGGTTGTTGTTGACCCCGACGCACCATCGCCCGTCCAGCGGGTAGTAATTCCCCTCGATGGCTATCTGGTAGAGCATCATATCGCCTATAGCGTAGTCGGAGTCGTAAAGCTCCATGATCTTCCTGTAAAGCCGCTGCCTGCAAATCTTCGTGTCGATCACGAGAGAGGCAAGCGGGAACGTCACGACCCTGTTCCACCGCTTCTTTGCGGGATAACCGCTGGTGTAGTTCTTCACCCTCCTGTGCAGGAACGGATAATTATTTGCCCTGCTGAACGCCTCCGTTTGCGGGATAGCCGCCACGCCGATGTTCGAGACCCTTGTGTCGTAGAGGGGCTTGAGGGAGGTCGTGGCGATCATATCTATCCCCTGGATGATAAACCTCGGTACGTCCAGGATGTCGAGCGCTTCGATATAATTATACGGCGCCGCCGACCCGTTGATGTAGCCCTTTGCCGCAGGAAACCCCTCGAACCTCCTTTTTGGAGTGTTCCTGTAGTACGCCACCTGCGGATGGTTAAAGAGGTGCCTCTCCTCCACGTCGTCGGTTATGATGGCGTGGATAACCACGCCCGGGGTCGTCTCTATGATCGACTTCATCGAGTTGTGGCTGTGCGGCGCATAGTTATTATCGAATGTCTGGAGCACGTGGACCCCGTTCCTCCCCGCCCGTCTCGACGGCCTTATGGTTTTTTTTTTGGCCTTTATGTTCGAGTATTTCAGCCTGTAGTCCTCCACCATTTGGAATATCTCCGGTTCCCCCCTTTTGAACATCTTCCTCACGTTCTCGTGCCTTCCGCTGTACCTAGCGCACACGTTCTCGGTCTCCACTATTTTCTTATCTTCCGCCATCGCCTTGTATAAAAGCGCCCACTTCCACACGTGTGTGTCTTCGACGGGGGCCCTCTTGAAGGCCATATACCCGGATTGGCTTCCGCCCTTGGTAAAAACGCGACCGTTCCAGCCTATCTCGGGAAGGCCCATCACGCCTTTCTTCTCGTCGTCATATTTCAGAGCAACCACGTCGGCATTCTTCGCTGCTTTCTCTATCTCCTCTATAGCGTTTGGATAAAGCTCATCGTCTACGTCAAAGACCAACACCCAGTCCCCCATCGCCTGTTCTATCCCCTTGTTTATCAGCGTTCCAAGGGGCCGCCGAACCGGTTCCTTGACGTACTTTATCCCCGGCGGTTTCATCTTCAGGCCATGCGCCTCCGACAGGACGACGATTACCTCGTAGGGTTTTACCGTTTGATTTTCCATATACTCCAGGAACTTGGGAACGTGTTTTCCGTATCCCCCCCACGCAGTCGACACAACGGAGATTCGCGCCCTTGGGGCCGGCGGCGGGGGCGCATCGGGTAGTTTCGCTGGCGCCTCAACCGGCATCCCCTCGGGCAATCCCTCCAGGAGATCCCCAACCCTCCTGGTGCACGAGTTCTGATCGTAATAGCAATATTTTTCGATGTACCAGTAGAGCCACTTGTCCTGTGCCTCCATGTCAAACCAGTCGAACTTTATCGCCCTGGACAGATCCGCAAGGTATCGCAGGTCGTAGGCAACCCAGTGATATTCCGGCTTGCCCCATGCGATGATCGGTTTATGGTGCATCATTGTGTCTATTCCGGAGCCGGAGTTGCCGAGAATCACCGCCCTGCAATTTCTGATAAACTCATGTATGTCCACCTTACCCTTATAGACATGGACCTTCGGAGACAACGCAGTCAGCGTTTTCTCCATCTTGTCGGACTGAACCGTGTGTCTCCCCGTTATGCCATCCATGTACGGGTGGAGCTTAACGACTATATCCCTGTCGTCTATCCGAACGAGCTCCTTCACCACCTGGGCCATCTTTTTATTGTAATCGCCAAAGTCGTAACGGGTATTGGTCGTGTCCCCTGGAACCTGCCCTAAAACAAGCCAGTAGTCTTCATAAGGAACGGCGGTTTTCTTAAAGGTGGCGCTGTACTTCATTGTCCCCCGATCTATCCAGTTCCTGACCTTGGTATTAAAAAACTCCTTGACATCCTTCATGTCCACAGACTCGTAATCCGGCCTGTTGAACGAAATGTCGGAATAGGGGCCGAACCCGAGAATATCGACGGTTGTGTGTATCCCGTCCGGCACAGTAGGTTTAAAAATCCATCTTTGACGGGCCTCCACGAGGTTGCCGGGAACCTCGAACACGTCGGTGTGATTGTAAACGCATATATCGCACGGGTTGTGTTTTTCCGGGCTGTACGTGCCGGCAATAAGACCGTTGCACGTAAGATTTTTTGACACCACCTCGAACCCGTATGACTTCAGCGCCTCGGCCAGCCATATCATCTGCTTTGTCCAGCTTGATTTTAAATCGCTGTATTTATAATTTTCCAATACCGCTATCTTCGCCATCAGTTTCCTCCATAAAAAAAGGCGGGCTAAAACCCGCCTCTGCGCATCAATATATAAATGAAATTATTTTAATATAACCCCTATGCCGGTAGCGCCGTATTTACTCCCCGGCTCCTCGATCTTAAACTCGATGATCTTCGTCTCTTCGCCCTTCTGCTCCATCTCGTCCCAGAATATTTTCACGCCGGGATACTCCGGGTTTTTTGTAACAATGTCGTGGAAAGCGATTATGTCCGCCAGTGGGCCGTAGAGCTCGTAGTCCCGCTTGACGGCCTCGTAGGAATGATCCCCATCAATGAAGAGAAGGTCTATCCGCCTGCCGTCAAGCCACTCTTTAAGTGTCTCCAGCGTCTCCTCGCTGCCGCTGTCGCCGCAGATAAACTCAATACCATCGATCTCCACAATATCTATTCCCCTGTAGTCGGCGTCCAGAAGGTACTCGTAAAAAGGTCTCTGTCTGCCCTTGCGCACACCTATCTCCACAACCACCGGTTTCGGCGGGAGCTTGTCTTTGACGAATTCGAGAAAATATCTAAACTCGTGATATCCCTGAGCCGGGTGGCCGTTTTCCCATAGGTCATCGAAATCTGTCATAAAATTCTCCATTTATTAACCCTCCTCCACGTATAGGTGTTCCTTCACGCAGATTACGGCCCCGCCCCCGCTCCTGATGTGCGAGCCGTCCACGCCGGCAAGTCTCTTCAGTGCCTCAAGGGGATATTCGTCCTCGACGGAAAACCGCCCCGCCGGAATCGTGAAATCCGGCACGAGGTAATCCAGCGTCAGGCCGCAGTCCTCGGCTATCTCCCGCATTATGTTCATCCGGGTCGAGCGGTCGTTCCACACCCGTGTGATCTTCACGGCATATGGATAGGTAAGCAGGGCGGCCCTATTACGCCCCCATATCTGCCACGTGGTGCTCTCCGGCTTCTCCGACATTTCAAGCTTGTCGATGAAATAGTCGTCTATCAGATAGCCGTCCACGTACAGCGACAACCGCGGCTCCATAAAGTCGGCGTCGGCGCGGGTGTACATCCGCTTTATGACGTACAGATACTCATCGGCTATATCTACCCTGATCGTGTTTGGGACCCGGGCCTCGTCCATCTGCCACTCGATATTTGTTACCTTGTCGGTGATGTCCTCGCCGTCCATGTAAAGGACGACTTCGTGAGTATCAACACCCGGGTCCTCGTAGCCGATGGAGTTAATGATCAGCAGATCCTCGCTATCCTCGTAATCTTCCCCGATGGAATTTATCAACATGTCAAGATCGGCGCCGAACTCCTCCCGGATGGAGTTGATGATCTCCAGCGAGTCCCCGCCCCAATTGACCGTGGGGGAGTATTCCGAGTCGTCGAGGATGCGGTTGATGATCTCCATCTCCGGGGTGCCCCATTCCACCTCCCGGCCCCACACCGTGGTGTATTTCCTCGACCGGTTTTCGAGGCGTATCGTGCCGGAGTTGACCTTTAGGTTATCGACCTCCCATACGTTGGCGGCGGCGTTGGAGATGAATTGGACAGCAGTATACAGGTTTGATTCCAGAAAGCCGGTGTATGTCCCTATCTGCTGCCATGAGCCATCCCAATAATAGCCGGTGACAACATCGCCCACCCTTGTAATCCTTAACTTGGAATCTTTTAAGGCCGTGGCCGGATTCGCCGAATAAACCTGCCCGCCGTCTACATAAACCTGAAAATAAAAACGCTCGCCAGTTTGGGTTCTGAATTTTAGGGCCCTAATATAATTGTCGGCATCCAGCATCATATATAGGGTGAGGAACCGGTTCGCCCCCGCCCCGGTGTCCAGCGTCGTCTGATTGAAATCCAGCTGAATATCAAAATCGCCGGAGACCTGAAGGCCTTTATCGAAATATAGATTTACGTTTTTCTCCGCCCCGCCGCAGTCGAACGTGACCTTATCGTCTATCGTTATAGTGTCGTCATCGCCGTCGAGATAAAAATACGGTTCAACCTGCTCACCGTCGAACCCGTAGCCATCAGAGAACGGCTCGTCTGTGTAGGGTGAACCACAGCAGAAATAATGGTCCTCGTGCGTCGAAAAGCCGTAAACTCCTACCGGATCGGTCTGGGTTATGATCTCGTCCTCGTCGTCGTAAAGCGTGACGACGGCTTTTTGGTCTACCGTCCGCTCTAACACCAGCCTGTAGTCGTCCTCCTGGTCGAAGCCCTCCGTGGTGGCGGGTATCGTTCCCGTCTCCCACGAGTCGCCGTCCCACGTGTAGACATTGCCGTCCGTCCCGAGAACGCAGATATGGAGCACCTGCCACCCGGCCGACCATATCCATATCCTACGGGTGGCGTCGAACGTCGATTTGTCGGTTATTTCGGGCAGGGATCCCCCGACTATACAGGCGAGGTAGCCGGTTGCCTCAAGGGGGTAATTATGGATGGTAATCCTATATGTTGAGGGTAGCACAGATGGGTGCCGGAGGATCCCTGCGTTTCCCGATTCCGTTCCAACGTACAGATGCCCAACGCCGTCAATCGCACTGTAGTAGGCCCCGTCGGAGGAAATGTCCTCCTCAAGGAGCAGGCTCCCGAGCTCGTTGAAATTGTCCTGTAAAAAGACTTCCGTCATACATTAATGCCCCATATCTCGAACGTCATAACGCCTTTATTTCTATAGTTGGCGATGTCCCTTATTCCCCAGTAAACAAGGTGGTCGCTCCCCACACTCAATTCGGCGGTCGCCCCGTGAAAGGCGTTCAGGGCCGCCTCTTGGTTGTACGCAAACGAGGGGAATGGGCCTATTCGCGCATAATCTATCTGGGTGATGACGTTTATGAAGGCCCGCCAGCCGCCGTCGGGAGGATAGTCCGCTGTTCCGTCAAGCCAGGCCGTTCTGCCGCCCACAACCTTCACCCTGTTATATTTGGTCGTTATGTGGCCGGCGTAGCCAGAATAACTACCACCGACGAATGTATCTATCGTGTAGCTGTCTTTACTGTCTACCGAAAACGTGCCGAGCTTCACCCAGTCCTCTTCCGGCTCCTCGTCCTCGATGGTCAGGACGTAGGGGCCCCTCTTTTCCGGGGCGTCGTCCTCGATGGTTAAAACGAACATGCCGGTGTGGTCTGGTTCGTCGTCCTCGATAGTCAGGACGAGGCGTGGCTCTCCCATATTTTTAAAGCGGGGGAGGCCCATCGCTAAAATCTGTATATCGCCTTCAACCCACACCTGTTGGGCGAAATCCTCTCGCAGTCCGCCTCGCCGATATTCTCCAGCCAGAAACCCTCCGCAGAGGCGGCGGTCGTCACCACAATGGTGTCGCCCTCGGCGAACGTCCCGGAAAATCCGGCGGAGTATATCGTGCAGTAAACCCCGCTTCCGTGAGCCGGCGACACGTCCTCGGAGGTCTTGCAATCGGTGGCGATTGTTCCGTGGTTCACGGATGATATCGAGTAGGTCTCGTCGTCCTCGAACGTCAACGTCAGCACGTCATCCACCGTTCCAACCGGATCCGGCAGGATGGGATAATTAGAGTTGTCGTACTCGCCGTCTCCCACCACCCCCGAGGTGTCCACACTCACGATCTCCGGCTTGATATCCCCCAGTAACAGCCCCGCCGCAATGATGGAACCGTCACAGCCACGGTGTTCGTTCGTATCAAAGCCAAGTTCCGTCAGGGCGTCGCCGGCAGTTATCTTGAAGTAATGGTGGTAGTAGTAAAGGAGATGGTCTATCCGCACCTTTCCTGCGGATGCCGTGGCCTCAAGATAGTCGCCCAGGGCGGTGTTCATCGTCTCGGCGACCTCCGCCGCCGTGGTCTCCGTGGTGAACTCCACCGTCGCGGTGTATTTGCCGTCTATCAAAAGGGTCAGGTATTTGCCCGAAAGCGAAAATGCCTCCGTCCCCGTCCCCTGCATCGTGGCCTTCTCCTTTACGGGATAGGCGTTCTCCGTTACGCCGGTGGCGGTGAGCTTCGCCCCGTAAAACCCCGGCCCCGTGGGTCCCGTGGGCCCCGATGCGCCCCAGTCCCACTCAACACTGTCGAGCGTCAGTCTCTCCCATGTGTTGGTGACCCTATTGAGCAGGAAGATCACGTCTCCGTCGTGGAAGCCCTCCTCGTACTCGCTCTCGATATAGAACTCGGAGTCGCCAATCTCGATTGCCTCCGCAACATCCCCTGCGCCGTACCACTCGTCACCCTCCGGGCCGGTCGGCCCCGTCGGGTATTCCTCGGCGTCGTCCCACACGTCGTCCTCGGTGCCGGAGTGTATGAGAATCCTATCCTCGCCCTCGGTCAGCCTCGATATGATGAGATAAACGCCCGACGCCATGTCGTCCGACTCGTTCTTGACGAAGCCCTTTTTCCCGATTATCCATCCGGCCAGCCGTGTCTCGTCGTCTATCTCCGGCAGAAAATCGTAGGGGATGCCGGTTTGGATGTCGGTGTTCGCTATCGAGAGTACCCCCCCCTCCGAGGTATTTGCATGTTTGAATTTAATCAAAAGTCCCATAAATTTAGCCCGTCCTGATAAAGATAAATTTGAGCGCGCCGGTGTAGGCCCGCTTCTTGTACATGTCCACCGGACGCATGTCGAGCTCCGTTACCTCCGGGTCGTGCTCGACAATATACTTCGTGGCGCCGTCGTCTTGGCTCAATTCGAGTTCGCCGCCGGCATTAATGAGGGTCTGTATTTTAGCGAGATCTGTGTCAAATATCAGGCCAAAAGTCTCGTCGCCCTCAAGCGTGATCGTCCTGCCGGTTTCGAGTCTCGCATAGCTCTGCCTGTGAAGCCCCCCGCCCACCGTCCTGAACTTCGAGCCGTCCCTGTCGAGTTGTGTCAGGCTGTCCACCCACGCCGGCGCCGTGATGAAATAGGCCCTGTCCTCTTCGGCCGCTCCAATGGCGGAGATGTAAGTGTCGGACTTTACCGTTTCGTTGACGTAATAGCTCATCCCCTGTACTCCAGTTCGGCCTCGATGGTTATCTCCGCCTCGTCCCCCTTCCTGACCATCGCCGATTTACCGAAGACCAGGTCGAAGTCCGTCCACAGATTATTGTTCGTCTCGCCGGCCGGCATGTTGAGATCGACGAGCTCCACCACGTCCTCCCACAACTCCGCCAGGAGATCCTCCCGAACGATCTTCTCGAAGGGCAGGGCGCCTTCCTCCTCGTCCAGCCTGAAAAGCACCTCGCCTTCTTTCATAAAGACCCAGTCGCGGGGCACGGAAAACGTGATGAAACATGAGCCGGTAACACGTGATATTTCCCACCGTGATATTTCCCACGTTCCCCATACGAAATCTCCCGTTTCTTCGGCGGGACAGTAGCGATACCACATGGCCCTAAACTTTTTTCCCCTCCTGACCTTGATGTCGTCGATTGTGTGTAACTCCATCAGGAAGTCGTTCAGGCTCTCGATGTTTAATAACGTAAAGTCGGGCATAATCTCTCCGGTTTGACAAACTTAAAATTTTGACAAGAACTCCAGAATGGTCGAGAGAAACATAAGGCTAACGACAATCTTTACGACCAACAACACCAGTCCCGCCTTTATAATTTTTGATACAGCCATTTTTCCCGAGCCTCCGTCCAGCCGTGCTCCATCGCTTCAAAGATGTGGTCCCTGCTGAACTTTATCGTCCTCGAAAACTTCCTCTCCGGCGCTATCACCACCAGATCCCCCCGTTCCTCCATCTTCCCATGCAGGGAAAGCCTCGTCTCCCTCAACTGGTGGAGCATAATCTCTATCGTCCGTTCGCCCATCAGGTGGGCCGAAACTATAGGGGACATCTCCCTCGGCAGGCAGCGGGGTGAAGCGAGTATCAAAACAATCTTCTCCGCCCCGAGCTTCAGGGCGTCATCCACCGCCACGGCCGTCGTGAGCCCGCCGTCGAAATATCTATTGTTGCCGATCTGCCTCATTTTAAAGTAAAACGGTATTGAGGTCGAGGCAATGACCGCATCGAGAAATCCGTCCTCCTCCGGCCCAAACCACCGGGGCTCGCCGGTATCCCAGCACGTGGCACACACCCTTACGACCCTCCCCCGCGCGTTCAGCCTCTCAACGTCCACGTTCTCCCGTATAAGATCGCGGAGGGGCGAGTTGTTGTATTTCCAGTAACGCCTCAGGTAGACGGCGTAACTCAACGGGGGCTTCCTGTATATCTTCCTGTGCGAGTCCAGCCCAGACCATATGTCGACGAGCCTGTCAACATCTCCCTGCGCGGCCATGACCGCGTTGAGGGCCCCGGCCGATATCCCAAGGTATATGTCCCACTCCATTTCCAGCCGCTTGGTAAGGAACTCCAGCGCTCCGACCTGAAATGCGGCGTTTGCCCCGCCGCCAGTTAGAATGACGGCGGTCTTCATAAGCAGAAATTCCACTCCTCTATTTCAACGTAAATATATCCGACACCGAAAAACTTCTCCGGGAAGTAAGACGAAACCGAGACGTGTTTAGTGTCCCCCGCCTCGATAGTCTCGTTGTGGTAAGCCCGAAATCTGTCCTGACACAAAACTTCGCCCGTCTCCTTCGACCTTATACTTACGAAGAGCTTCACACCGACCGGTGTGTTGTTGGGGTTTTTTATGTGGCACGTGGTCAGCACCTTCCTCGTCATTACGCCCTTAACCTTTTTAGCCCCAAGAACGAGGTGTACGGGCTGGTCGGTGAAGTTTGGCGAGTCGAGAAGCAGTTCGTTGCCCTGGATTTTCCTTAAGGTGGGCGGCTTTCCTACCGGGCTCACGGCCATCTTGCCAAGGTTGTCGGCCTGTTCAAAGACGGCTTTAGGAAAAACAAACATCGGATAAAGGGGTTTTTCCTCGTGCGCATCTATAGAGAACACATTCCCGTACTTATCTTTTTCAACAACCTGTGAGGCAACCACCCCGCCGTTCTTTGGCAGAACAAATTTAAAGGCGAGTCTCGTACCGTAATTGAGGTCGTTTTTCACAATGGCTTGCGGATAAACGATAACCTTGTTGCCCTCATCGCACGTTATATACCCACTACCCTTAACAAGATAGACATCCTCCGCGCTGGCCGTTCCCGTAAAAAGAAAAAGGGCCAACAGGCCCCCCAACAGAAAGATCGCTAACTTTTTCATTACCCGCTCCTCCTTTGTATGCGGTAGTGGCCATAACAAGAAAGGGCTATGGCAAGGGTGAAGACGGCCGCGAGGTATTTTCCGATCATCAGCAGCCATAAAAAGCCCACCACGTTGCCGACGACAAGAAGCACAAAACCCGCCTTTCTGAACCATGCGTCGTTTATCGCCAGGATGTTTACCCCGACGAGAATCAGCAGGTAAGTCAGCATGGTGACGACGACCTCAAAACAACCCCACACCGCCTCAACGACGGCGTTAAAAAAATCCATTACTATCCCTCCTTTTTTTTAAATTTGACAAACTTTTTATCTTGTCAAACTATGCTTTCCACCTCCACGACCGATCTGATTCGGTTCGGGCGGAGCGTGAACCGGGCGCACCCAAGGACCTTCGGGCTGTAGCCCTTCATCTCCGAGTAGGTCGGCTCCTTTCGCTCTAAAAAGGTCTTGAGATACGTCCCACACTCTGCGACGTAGACCCTCTTCTCCTTGAACCCCTCGCCCCTCACCTTCGGCTCTATCCTGACCATTGGGTGGGCCCACAGGCCGTGTGTGTGGCCGAAGAGGTACATGTCGGCGTAGTAGTACATGATCGTTCTGGAGTATTTCGTTATCGCCGCGCCCTCGGTCCTCGCGGCGGATCCCCAGCCGTGGTTGACATAGATGACGAACTTCATGCCGCTGCCCCTGCCACCCTTTTTCGTCTGGTGAAAGTTTAGAACTACCATATAGTCGTACCCGCCCCTGTTGACGTAGCCTATCCGCTCGCAGAACATCTTCATCGGGTCGGTCGAGTTTTCCTGTATAAAGTGCTGTTCGTGGTTGCCGTCCCCCACCGCAAGCCACTGTTCGGGGGCGGTGTGCTTCATTATCACCGCCGCCAGATCGTCATAGACATCCTCTATGTATGAGTCCCTGCCGTAATATCGCGGGTGGAGTTCGCTGAACCGGAACCGGCGGTCCCTGACCTTGATGTTGTTACCAAAGTCTCCCCCACCAATAAAAAACGTTTTATCCTTCAACCCGAATTTTTTCAGGTCTCTCGCAAGCTCGTCCTCGGCGCAGGCGGCCGCGCCGTAGTGGATGTCGAACAAGCTGACGAGCGTAAATTCGTCGCCGTCCCTATACTCGACATCCCTGGAAAACTTCAGCATATAATCCTCCTTAACAGGACTGGATAGTCCTTGGGATCGTTTGGGTTAAACGTCATAAAGTACGGCTTAAAGGGCAGCTGGGGTTCGGTGTCGATCTCCCACCCGTCCGCAAGAAAGGGGGCCGTCTGCCCCCTTAATACCTGCATGAACTCCACCCTGTTCCAATTATCTTTCCAGGCCATTATTCTCCAAGGCCATTATTCTCCAAGGTCGTTATTCTCCAAGGTCGTTATTCTCCAAGGTCGTTATTCTCCACTCATCAATTCCTCGCTCACGGAGATGCCCGCGCCGCCGCCAGTTCCGCCCGAGAGGTTAATATTAGATGCCCTTTCGAGTTTTTTTATCATCGTGTCTATTTCTTTATTAATCTCGCCGAACATCTTATGTGTGTTGTTGGTATGGTCATATATAAGACCGAACCCGGGTTCAAGGCTTGTTGTGATTTTTTCGTTCATCGTGTCTATGGGCGTAGACATTTCTTTTATGCTTTTTAAGGCTTCAGATATGGGTCCCTTGCCACCAAGGACGCTGTCAATGCCCAGCCCCATTTCTTTCATGTCATTCGCAGCGGCCTTCGCCGAATTAGCGAGCCCTCTCATCGCCTCCTCGTTCTGTGTGACAGCAAGAACGTTCTTCGAGAAATAGTCTTCGCCGGTAATCTTCCCCAACTTGTCGTAGAGGTCCGTGATCTGTTTGTTGAACGCCTGTACCTGTGACGGATCCCCGAGGTACTTCATGGCGTTGAGGTAGTCTATCCTCCTGCGAAGCGACCGCTCATCTTCCATCCCGCCCTTGATCGTAAAATCCGCCTTCATCCGCGCGACCGACCGGTTGAGCTCGTCCTGGGCCTTCTTCTGCTTCTCCATTTCCCGCGTAAGCTTGGTGTACACGTTTAGGACATCCCCGCCCTCCTTAACCTGCGTCATTAGGCCGCCCTTGACCGCCTTATTGTATTCGTCCATTTCTTTCTTTAGCGACTTCGTCAGGTATGCCATATATTCGGCGTCGGTCAGCATGTCGGTTTCGCGGAGGAAGTTAACCATCTTATCCATAGGGAATTCCGTGGCCTTTTTGAGCGATGTTTCCATGCCGTTAATTGCTTTCTCTGTTTTTAAAATTGCCTCCCACGTTTTGTTCCACTCCTCCTCGTCGGCAATCTTTGTAAGAGATTTCCAAAGGCTTTTTGATTGAGTCTCAAGTCCTTTTATAGCGTTATTTGTTATATCAACGGTTAGCTTCCCCTCGGCAACCGCAAGATTATATTGCTCCTGTGCAGACAGAATTGATCTTATACTCTCTGATATTTCTTTATATTTATCATGCAACCCTCCAAGTAAAAGCTCCGCTTCGTTTAAGCTCTCGATATATTCTGCCCCGCCAGCCTTTTCTATTTGCTTCATTGCACTTTTAATATCCATCCCGCCCTTAAGAACGCCATAGATATTAGCAATTAGTTCGGCACTGCCCACGAGGTTTTTCCCGATCTTGCCGGTCGATAACTCATAGCGCTCAACCCACTTCCACCAATCCTGCCCCTGTCTCTCCTTTTCAAGTTGGCTTATTTTTTCTTGTGTTTTAATCCACCACTCTCCGGCATCTGCGAGACCCCTAAAACCAACCTTGGCATCCCCAAGAAACGGTCTTGACAACTCCGCCGAAACCGCTTTTACGGTTTCCTTAAACCTCCCCCACTGGGCGTTCAGCGTGTCCATCCTCGTCGCTGCGATCTTCGCGAGGGCGCTTTCTACGTCTCCGGCATTAATGTCATCAAGAATATCTTTGAGCTCGTCGAAGTTTCTTACAAGCGCTATCAGTGCTGGCCCGCCGCGGAGACCGAGGCCCTTCATCCACCGGGTAAACTCGTCCATCGACAGGGCCCCCTCGCCGATGCCCTTGTTAAGCTGGGAAAGAATAGAGAACAGCTGTGGGCCGAGGGGCTTTGCGGCGTCGTAGACGAGGTTGTATTTATCGGCGACCTCCGGCAGGAAAACATTGAGTTGAGACAACATCCGGTTTACGGAGCGACCCGCACGCCCGGACATTATCATGTGGTTATTGAGGGTTGCGATTACAGCGGAGAGTTCCTCAAACCCGAGTCCCGTCGCCTCGGCAGACGCCAGAGAAAACTTGAAGGACTGCGTCAGCGTGTCTGCGTCCACCATGCTTCGGTTCATGGTATAGGCAAGAACGTCCCCCATGTACTCGAACGCTTCTGCGGCATCGCGGCTCCCCATTAACTCGTCCCGGAACGTCATAAAGATGCCGGCGGTCATGCGGGTTGCCTGGCCGATGTTCTCGATCTCGGTGTACATCAGCATCATGTTGGCCGCAACGCCCGCCATCGCCTCAGACGTAGAAAGGCCGGCCGACTTTAACTCCCACTGAACCTTGCCAACGTCCTCGAACGCCTTGCCGTACCTGATGGCGTTTTCGGCTATCGAATACCACACCTTGTTGTAAGATATAGCCGCGCCCTCCGCCACGGTAATCGCGGACATAACCTTCATCGTCTGCTCTTCGAGTTCAGCAAACGACCTGACCGTCCCCCTTGCGGCGGCTGAAAGGCCCGCAATCGCCCCGAACATTATGGCTATCACCCCAAAGCGGGATGCGGCGACAAAGGCGAACGCCTCGCCAAGAGATTTTGCGGCGAACGCCATTCTTGTCATTCCGGTGGTGGCCTGGAAGCTGGCGGATGTGAACAGCCGCAACGCCTGAACCGGACGTCTTGCCACCATCTGTGAAAACAGGGCGAAACCCCTTGATGCGGAATAAATATTTGCCTCAAGGTGTTCTATCGCAACGCTGCCGCCGTGGATGGCTTTAGCGGCTTTTTCAAAGGCGTTTAATTGGCGGGGGATTTTAGCAGTGGATGTGGCGGCGTTGTTGGCGCTCTTACTGATATGCTCAAGTTCCTGCGCATAGCCCCTTGCTCTCCGAGACATTTCGGCGAATTTGTTACCGCCCGCAACCGCAGCAACGCGCCCCATCTCAGACGTGAGCACCCTTGCGGTATTGCCGAGTTGGGTCATGGTCTCGTTGAGCTTACGTAATTCTTGCCCCGCCCGCCGTAGCTCTGAATCTTGAGCCCTAAAAGTTATGTTTCTTGTGATGTCTGCCATATTAAGTCTCTATGTTGGGCCAGTTTGGGGGTGGATCTGCGTCTATCGTCCCGTCGCCCAGAACCTTAATGTTAGTAAAGCCGTGTTTCCTTAAAACTTTCTCGAATGCATGGGACTCGGCCCGGGGATTTGCCATCACTGACCTGCCGAGCCTCTTTGTCCTTGATACCTCGCTCTTGGTATGGGCCTTTTTAGAGCGGTGCATGTCGTGATCTTCGGGCCATTTATCGAAGTACTGCTTCGTCCCGTAACCGAGGGGGGAATAATAAGATCCCGCCTTATTTCGAAGCTCTATCCCCGCCTCCTTACGGCCGGGAACCGAAACAAGTTGCAGGGCCCTCTTAAGGTTTCCCATAAGCATTGGGAGCATGGCGTAAATATCGCCAAAAATCTTCTTGAGGTCCCGCTGGAGCGCCATGTAGGTGCTCATCCCCATCGCTTCGAGCTCCTGGGCCTCCTTCTCGAAGCTGTCTCCCGAAATCTCGACTTTGATCATTTCTCGTACCCAAAAAGTCTATTTACAATGTTGTAAATCAGCGTGTCGGAGGTGTCGTGGACAAGCTCCATCCTTATTATCCTGCCGTCCTTGGTTATTGTGCCTGGCGGCGCCTTGAACCCCTTTTCTCCGACCTCGGGCTTCTGCTGGGCCCTCCTGTATGCCGAGATCGCCCTCACCCAGTCGAGAGTGACGACCGGCTCCGCGTCAACCCCGTACCATATCTGGTGAAACGTTCTGATAATTTCCTGCGCCCCCCCGAATTCGGAGGAGAGACTGAACGCCCAGTTCATCTCCGGGAGGGCCGCTACTTTTTTATTTCTTCGTCCGTGAGCACCCCGGACAGCGACAGCATATCGCCCATGACGTGCTTCAGCATGAAGTTCTGGAGCTGATAGAAAACGAGGTCGTTGACCTTGATCTCGTCTGGGCTATCCCATGCAAGGTTCCCCTCCTCGTCGCGCATGCCCGCGGCGGCTAAATACTTGATCATCTCGTTAGAAAAGGCTGCATCGTCATCACCCTCGGCCTTCTTCTTTGCATGATCGGTGGCGTTTAATATCAGCTTCTCTTCCGGCACGGGATTAAAAACGAGATTAAACTCCTCCCCGCCCGCAAATATCGTCAGCGGGATCTCCTTCCCGGAAAGCTCGTTAATCCTGTCTCCAATTTTTCCCATAAATCCCTCCTGAAAAATGCAGGGGGAGGGCACCACCCCCCCATTCAATAGGCCCATATTAGTTGATGCCGGGCCGTCCATTTTGGAAGTTTGACAAACTCCAGGGTTTGACAAACCTTACTGTTTCCTCCGTTGGAGGATCAGCTACGCTGGTCTTTTATGTGCGCACGGGGACCTACCAGCAAATCCGTCGGCTTAATACCGGTTTTTCGTGCGCGCGCCACGGGGAAACCGGCAAACCAAAATCCCGGGAGCTCTGGCAACCCGGGGCCCGTAAAGCCGTGGCCTTACGGGGAGAATAACTATTACGGTCCGGTTCCCGCCGCCGGGTTCAGCACCGCCTTGTGGTAGACGGCCGAAGCCTTACCTTTTAGGGTCACCATCGCGGGGTTGTCTCTGTCTACGGCGTTCTTCGTGGTAGGAAGCTCGTCGAGCTCGCAACCCTGATATATCTCGCCGATTAGCTTCAGGTCCTCCGCATCCGTGTCTGTGGTGAGATGAAAATACGCAACAAAGAACGGATCCTCGTTCTTTAGTAACTCGTTTATCGATCCCATTTCCGACAGCTTGTCGCCCTCGCTCGCGGCGACCGGCAACGTAAAATCGTCTCCGTAGATCATCTTCAGCGCCTGCACGCCGGGGTAGGGGTTGTGCCTGTCTCCCACGTCAACCGCTATGTCACAGGTAAATGTCGGGTCAGCCCCCTCGTCCCTCGTCCACCGGTACGCCTCTTTCTCCTGTGCGGCGATAAACAGCTTGTTGGTGTTTAGTGATATAGAAGCGGAACCTTCAAACGAAGTCGCCGGCAGGTTGCCGCACAGTGAAGCCGTGATGACATCGCTCGCTCCCTGTTCGGCCGAAAAAATGATCGTGCCGAGATCGCGGTCTACCGAATACTCGCTCTCGTCCACTATCTCAAACGCCCCCGTGCCGCCGCTCTGCCTCAAAACAAAGAAGGGTATCCTTGAGTCTATGGCGCCGTAGGTCGTAACAAAGTCGGCGTTCTCCCAGTAGTCCTGTATCTCGTAGGTCAGCTGATCTGCTGTAGACGTCGGCAAGTCGAACCAATACGGATTAAACAACTTGTCCAGCTCCGTCTCCAGGTTATCGAAATCCGTGGCAAGGGACTCGTTCCCCGTGTATGCGGCCGCGATTATAAGAACACGCTCGCTCGTAAATCCCTTAATTTCCCTCTTTGGGAATATAGAGGTTCCCATTCGTCCCTCCTAAAATTTGCTCCTCTCCCGAGGGAAATCTATTCGCAGGCGATCTTAAAAACCGCCTCGTTTTCTTCTTTGAAATTTATTACTGTATCGGTGGTGTCGAGCCGCCTCCCGGTGCTCACGCCTTCCGAATAATAGTCGATTGAATTCGCCTCCAGTTCCTCTCCTATCCTTCTCACTATGTCGCCGATCTCCGTGTCGTCGTGAACGTCCTTCAGCCGGTTGTACGGTATAATGATTCCGATCTCCACGTCGTAGGCGTCCGTGGGGTTTCCCGCTATCGTTTTGGAGGCGCCCCCCTTACGAATACCGACGAAGTTTACCCAGAGACAGTTCTTGCCCCTGACCTTCTGCGGTTCCGGTTCTTTGTCTTCGAACCGCCAACCAGACAGATAATCCTGCCCCTCGAAATGCGTCCTGAAGGACTGTACGATCTTTGCCGAATCAAGCACGATTAGCCCCCAAAGTAATTTTTTGCATATCTATTTGGAGGCCCGTCAAACCTTGCTGGCGCCGTCTCCTTCGGCCTGATCTGTTTATCGTCGAAGTAACCGGCAACCTCTTTTCTGGTGCTGTAGATCATCCGCTCAAGGTTGTCGGCGGCGTCCACCATCCCCTCATAAAGAGCCCTTACCCTCAACCTCTCAAGGTAGTTGGCGTAGGCCAGTCTCACGAGATAATCTGCGTTCTCGGCGAGATTCTTCACCGCCCAGATGCTCGCCCTCATACTGTGGACCTTGGGCGACGTTGCGGTCGTGCTCGAAAGCGTCAGCTTAAATACCAGATAGGTCGATGTATAGTTGGATACGTCTATCTCCGTGTCGGCGGCTATTTCCATAAAGCTGGAAAGCCATGTCCGCCCGCCGTCAAGGGAGATGTCGATAGCCACTGTCTGGTCGTCGTTCGTGTCCTCGGTAACGAGCTCCACCTTGATGGCGAATATCCCGTCGTGTTTCTTCGGTAGGTAGTATTTGTCGTCGGTTTCCCCGTAGGTCGTTGAGTCCTCGTAGTAGTCGTTCATGTTGACGAACCCGCCGTACCTCGTCCTGTAGTAGATGGTCCGCTCGTAATTAAAGTCGGTCTCCTTGATCTCCCTCGTCCGATCTATACTGATCTGCTCAAAGTCCCTCGTGGTCTCGATATAGCCGGAAGAGGGCGCCTCTTCGAGATAGAGGCTGTCGTTCACCACAACGCCGCTGTGGTTGCAAAAGAGATTCGGGTCAATCGAAAGAACGTCTTCGTCCTCGTCGGGATCGTAATATGGGAAGAACTCCTCCTCGCGAATCTTGAACCACTGCGTGCTTCCCCTGTACTGCGGAATCTGCGGTATCGCGTCCCTGATCAATTCCCATGCGAGGTCGTCGGAGATCTCGGGCCGTAGCTGTACCGGCGTGTCGCTGTCTGCGTCAAGCTTCTTTTTCAGGCGCTCTTTTATGTCGGCTGTGTCCAACGATTACTCCAATAAAAAAGGGGGGCCTTGTGCCCCCCTTATGGGTTTTCTCCTTACGACGGTGCGTTGCAGGATGTCCAGATGTTGACTATGGCGTCGTCTTCGAGGATCTTGGTTTGATAACAAAGGTTTACTGCAAAACCCTTGTTGAACTCGTAGTCCGTGTTCTGTGCCGTCATCTTGATCGGAAGCTTGCCCTTGTAGAAGTTGCCAAGCGCAAATGCAAATGCATCCGCCCCCATGACAAGCACCGGAGCCGCATATCCAGAGGGCCCGGTCGGGCCCGTTCCCTCGGTAACGGCGGTTCTCGGAACTCTCGTGGTCTCGAAGCACCACACCCCGTCCCACAATCCGATGAAGTTAGCGCCTACGTAGTGCTGGAACAGCGGGTTCGTTACTCCGCGAATGTCAGCGTCTTTCTTCCCCAACACCCAGCCGTTGGTGTCCTGTGTAAGCTGATAGGCGTGGTAGGTGTGCATTATCGCAACCAGTCCCTTGCCCGACACCTCGGGAATGTTATTGGCCCTGATGGTCGCGGCCGCCTTGGAAAGTAGGTTTGCGGTCAGAATGTCGGCGGAATCCAGATCGTCCACCTCGTCCACCCCGCCCGCTAATATTTCCTGGGTCGCTCCGGCAGCCACCGTGTAGAAACTGTCGTCGACTTCCTTACTGGCCCACTCCACAAGCTTCTTCTTCGCTACGTCGGCAAGCTCAAAGAGCGCCCTGTTGTCTGCGAGTTCCGTGAAAGATACCCCGTGGCGGTAAAGCTCTGGAGTAACTTCGATCTCGGTGAACTGGAGTTTTTCCTCGTTCCCCTGTAGCACGGCCTCCCCGGATACGCCAGATCCAGTAAGCGACAACACCTTCTCGTACTTGACCGTATCGCCCGGCTTTTTTACGAGATCGCTCTTCATTATTACGGGCATATTGCTTTTCGGGTCACCCATGAACTGGCTGAACAGAAGCGCCCCTAAAAACTCTTCCCGTAAATCAAGAGACCACCATACCGGTATGATCGTCGATATGTCGGTGGTCTTTGTCGTGTTCTGCTGTACAATGTCTGTCATTATTCGCCCTCATAAAATGCTGATATCCCTCCCGGGACGAATAAATGACCGGTATTAAATAGATCCCTCCATCAATAGTCGGTTCTGTTTTTCTATTTCGTTAGTTCCAGTAATTCCTCCCTTGCCTTATCCCGTATCACCCTGTATTCCTCAACGCCGAGGGATGCGGGCCCTTCCGTTTTGGACTTTGCTGCTATAGCGTCGAACCTCTCCCTCTCCGCCCTTTTCTTCCTCTCCTCTTCGGTCGTGCCTTCGGGGGTGCCGTAGATAAGGTCATCGCCCTTGCCGAAGCCCTTCTCTTGTACGGTCCTACCAATGCTTGCGGTTATCATCTTGTCCACCTCGTCGACGGTTACTCCCTTCTGTGCCGTAAGCTCCTTCACCGCCGGAACGTCCTTTAGGGCGTCCACGCCCAGAGAACTCACCGCCTCCATAAAGTTCGGCAATCCGGCTATCTTATCGGCCGAAAGCGCCTGGAGGTGTTCCTCGTAGGTTTTTATCCACGGAAGTTCCTCCGCCGCTATCTCGCTCTCGAAAAGCTTGCCCTTTACGTCGGCTGGCGTGTAATACGCCACAATCTTCTCGTTTCTCTTTGTGGCGAGCTCGTTAAAAGCCTCAGTGTTGTCCGCCGCCAGCAGGACGATCTCGGTCAATACGTTTTCCCCGTCGAACTCCTTTGCGGCGAGCTCCTTTGTTTCGGCGAGAACGGCCTCCCTAAACTTTTCGTGTCCTCGAAGGTCTTCTGCGGAAGCGTCCTGTAATTTCTTTATCTCTTCGCTCATCGTTTCGCTCCTTATTTCGCTTGTTGCGATTTCCTCCATTGCCTGCATTTCTGCCGCAATAGGTTCAACCCTTGTGCCTCGCGCGCCAGCTTCCTTCACAAGAGCCATTCCTTTGTACTTCTTAAAAAGACGAATTGGTTCCTTGTAGCCGCCCTCGTGTTCCTTCTCTTCGGTAGCGTATGCCTCGATGCTAAACTGGCCGTAGGTTTCTTCGTCCGGGTTAAGGCCCTCCAGCTCCCGCATGGCCCCGATTTCCTCATCTTTAAGTATATTTGTAATGACTTGGTCGTCATAAAGGTGTATCCAAAAATAGGGGTTCCCCCCGACATTTTGGTAACAGATTATCACGCCTATTTTATCCCTATAGTCGCTGCCCCCTATGCCGTAGTGTCCCTTATAAATTGGGGCCCATCTGAAGTCCGGGCCCATCTTGTCGTAAAATTCCTGGCTGAAATAAACCTTCTTGCCGTTGCCGATCTCAAACCTCCCCCTTTGCAGGGCGACCCTCCTGATAAAAACATCGCCGCCGTTGGGGGACTTAAACCTGTCCCTCGCCTTTAAAACCTCGTCGGGGAGTTCTTCGTCCGGTAGATACTTAATTACGCTGGCAATGGGGGCCTCGTTGATAAACCCGCCCTTGGCCGCTATAACAACCCTGCTCTTTTTTACGTCCTCTTCGGTCCAATTAAAGGGCTCGCCCATATCGAAATAATATTCCACAACCATGTCGTCGGATTTAAGGGCATATATTCCCTTTTCCTCGTTAAATATGCCGAATTGAAGGTCGTCGAAATCTTGATATCTGGCAACCGAAACAGGGATGTGCCCCTGGGCGCCAATTTTATCCACCGCTGCGTTGGCCTGACGGATGGCCGATGCCTCACAGTCCGGTTCGCCTTCGGCCTGACATTTTTTTAGGGCGCTATTTGCGACCTTTACCCAAATTTTTTCCTGCTTCTCGGATAAATTTTTCTTGTGCCTTTTTACGTCGTCCGTAGTCCAGGGCATCTTATTTCTGCTCCATATTTTGCTCGTCTTTCCGAGCGTCGCCGGATCCCTCCTGCTTTGTGATTGGAGTTTCCGCCCCGTCCCTGGGGCTTCCCTTTGCCTGCTTGTTTAAATCCTGTGGGTCGTCTTCCCGGTATTTAGTTGGATCGACACCTGCCTCCTTGAGCATCTTATGCTCCTTAATGACCTGCTCAAATTCCTCATCGAACGTTGGGAAAGTTCTGCCCTCAAATGCGCTCTTCCTTGAAAGCCTGTAGCTCGCTATCTTCGACTCGTTAATCTTCTCCCGAATCGTCTGCGAGTCGAAGCTCGTTTCCGGGAAGTCCGCCTTCATCTTCACGCCGACGATCCCGTGGAGCATCAACTCCCGCTCAATTATCGGCCTTAATATTTCCCACCACTCGAACCGATTCGCCTCACGGATCATCAGCTCGGTGTGCTTCTTCATTATATCGAGGGTCTCGCCGTTTAGAGAACCCTTGCCCTGATACCCCGCGAGATACGCCGGAAACCGAGAGCACATAAACAACAGGTCAAGTTGAACCAGTATGTCCTCTTTACGGATACTGTACATTCTGTTGTCGTTGACCGTCTTCACGTCATCGGTCCCAGAGAGAAACAGCATTGAGCCGGCCGTCAACACCTGCTCCCACCCTTCGCCATCGATGCCGACCAGCTCCTCTTTAAATTTTCTTATCTGTTCCTCGCTGGCCCCCGCCTCTCTCCCCATTGCGTTGATCGTAAAAACCAGTATGGGCGCCATCGAGAAGTGTGAATCAAGAACGCTGTCCTCCAGCATCAATTGCGAGCGGTTAAACTGCTCCCGAAGAGAAGTAAACTCCGGCCGGCTGTACCAAATATTGCCGTGCCGCAGGTTGTTCCACCTTGGGTGAATGACGTTTATGTGAGGTATAAATTTTGCGTTTTCCGGCGGCTCGTCGCCGGGAAAGCCGAGATAGTTTTCCCCTATTTGAAAATAGGCTCTGGCGGAATTTATCGGCCTGTCGTTGAGGTCGAACCACTTATACGTGTGTTCGGGCGGAAGGTGCCTTAAACCCGTTATGTGGCCCATTATCCTGCCCTGCCTTACCAGTTTCAGCACCCTGTCGAGCTTCTCCGTTTTAAGATATCCAAGAATTTCATCGTCGAAATCTATCTCGGTGAGTATGAATTCTTCCCTAAATATTGCATTGTATAGAAATTGGCCCCGTAATTTCTCATAGGCGGTTCGCTCAATCAGGTTTTCGTATATCTCTTGGGCCCTCACCTTCAGGTTGCCGCCGAACGTCACGTTCGGCATCGACTCGGACAGCCATGAGATGAAATATTTTGCCGGCCCCTCCATGAAGGAGTTGAGCATCACGTCCATGTCCCGGAGCACCTTGAGCCGCCCCACCTCCAACGCCAGCCTCTTGAAGAGGTATCCCCAGCGCTGGTCATTCATCGCCGGAATCGAAAACGCCCCCTTGGTCTTATCCTCCCCCTTCTTAAGTGGCTTCCCGAACTGGTTAACTATAACCGCGTCCAGTTTTTCCTTATTTTTAGTGGATATTCTTCCCATTTCCTATTCCAACCGACGTCAGGGTTCGGATGCCGACAGACGTGATATTGCTCCCGCCGGGGATATTCGATCTGCCGCCGTACCTGTCGGTAGTTTTAACGCTTGCCATTGACGGCGCCCCCCACGCCTGGTAGCTCCCGTCAAGGGCCCTGTATATGCCGTAGTTGACCGCCTTTATTAGGTCGGTCATCTTCTTGCCGGTTCTTTTCTCGCCAGACCCGTACCGCTGATAACCCCGTTGGATATCTATGTCCGGCGGCATAGCGAGGTCTCCCTCCTCCATCGCCACCAGAGCCAGGTTGTCCACCTCCTGCGATCTCTTCGAGGAGTCGGTGTCGACAAAGTCTATAGGCAACCCCTCTTCCTGAAGCACCGCCACAATCGCCGCGCCGGGGTTTATGTCCACATACCCGCCCCTGACCTTTAAAGCTTTATAAAGCCACCTAATCTTGTCCATCAGGGCGTTAATGCTGATATCCTTGCGGCATTCGGGCTTCGAGCTCTCCTCATTCCCCCACTCGGTGGCGTATCTCACGACCACCCGTGGCTTTTTATCCCTGATCTCGATAACCGAGATCGCCGCTGCGTCGGAGACCTGCCCCTTCTCCCCCTTGCCCTTATTGGGATCGCACCCCAGATAGAGCCCGCCGGTCTTCGCCGCCAGTTCGTCGCCGTGTTTTTCGATGTATTCGTCAGTCCAGAGATACTCGTCAAGGTTGAGCACTCCGCCCGGGAAATTCTCTATACACCGCAGTATCAGCTTCTCGGGATAGAGGCGGTATTTCTGATCCTGGGGGATGGCGAGGTATTCCTCGTCATATACTTCGGGACAGCCCTTCTCTATAAGCCTTTTCTTTATTTTTAAGAGCTCTTTAAGGTCCTTGTATTTGTTCAGGTGTGATTGAAAAACTCGCTTTAAAAAATCTCTATCAACGCTACAGGCGTAAGCCATGTTGTCTTTCCCGTTTGGGGTGGTCATCGAATGGAAAATGCTTCCCCCCTGCATGCTTAAATATGGTTCCACGGATTCTTTAAAGAAATCCTGGTCAACCACATAGGCAAATTCGTCACAAACGACGATGGTTCGCCCGATAATCGTCCTGCCGAGTCTCCCCGAATAGTAACTGTACGGGTTCAGGCCCCTTGCCGAGTTGCTGGACGCCCGAACGTGGTATTCCGTCCCGTTCCGCAATTTCAAAAACATCTTGCTGTCGTTGTTCGGGTCGATCTCCTCGGCGAAGAGAGGATGAACCGCAAGGAAGTTCCTGATATACCCCAAAAGCTGTTTCGCGGTGTCGAGGTTGTTGCCGGTGATGACAAACCGGACTGACATCGGCCTCTTGGTGTCGTAGATCACGCTCTCGGCATAGGGGAGGACAACCCCCCAGTACGCCCACTTTAGGGCGGCTATGTACATCGACTTTCCCACCCCCCTGCCACAGAAGTCCATCTGTCTCTTCGAGTGAATATTAAGAAACGCCCCCACCTGATATGGGTCGCTCTCTATCTTCCCGTCTTCCCCTTTTCGGACCTCTCCCTGAAGCTCCACCTCGAAGAACTCCTTGACGCCCAGGTACGGGTAGTTGTACAGGTTGAGTAGTAGATCCGCCTCAAGATTCCTGAGCCGCCTGACGTGCTTCGGTTTTTCCATCTGTTTCACCCGCTGGTTCCGAGAGCCATCTCAAATCTATGTCGTCCGCCCCCTTCTTTTTCCCCTTTATATTGTTGTTATCTTCTTCAATCTTTTCTCCATTAAGTTTTTTCATCTCGTCCATAAGGTCCGACGTGGCGATCCCCTCCTGGGCCCTTTCCTTCATAGCCTCCGCCGATTTCGCCAACCCCACGGCCCCGTCCGTCTTGTGTTTCTTTAGCTGGTCGTCGGTGAGGCCGAGAATTTGTAGATATTTCCCCTGGCTGTTGCGGAGATCCTTGACAATATCCCACTCGGCTTTGGTGGCGATCTTGCCATTGGCATGGTTCTGCGTCATTATTTTCGAGATCTGGGCTATCTGGGCGTTTACGATAACCAGGTTCATCGCCACGTTTCTCAACTGCCCCGTCTCGTCATCCGCCAACATCGGGTAGAGCCTCAACAACTCTTCCTTTGCAAACGGCCAATCTACGTCGCCGATTATTTCCTTTAGCCGCTTTTCAAAGGCGTTGGACACTCTCAAGTCATCGCCCGGCGTCAGTGAAATTATGTCCGCTACGCTCTTTTTCCCCTTTGGAATCTTTACACGATAGCCCGGGCACTTCCGGCAGAGGAAATCCACCAACCCGCCCTCTTCGTTCTCGTCAAGGGCGTCCCTTAACCGGCAGAAGGGGGAGTCTCCATCCTTCGCCGTCTTGTTCGGCTTCCTGTAGATGTACAGGTTCTCCCCACCGATCACCTTCTTGGCGAGCTTCAGGGCCATAGCCGTCTTGTCAGTATCCCCCCCGTAAAATTCAGACACGACATTCTCGAAGCCCTTATACGAGAGGTATTTTACCTTCCCCGCCGTCATAGCCTGTTAAAATACCCGTATTGCTTGTCAAAATCGGCCCTGTCTGCCGGATCAAGATTTTTGTATCTTTCAAAGAGCTTCTGCCCCTTCGTCATCAGATCGGACTCGCCCCTTATCTCCTTAAACCCCTGCTCCTTAAGAGCCTGGTTCAGGTCGCTTATCGCAAGGTCCCTCGCCATCCCGAGGAGATATTCGGCATTTTCGCAGTCTATGCAGTCGATAAGGGGGTACAGCTTCGTGTGGGGGATGTCTCCAATTTCTTGGAAACTTAACCCGAGCTCCACGATAAAAACTCGGTATAGGTCTGCGTAGTAATATGCCGTCGACTTCCCTATGGAAATCTCGGGCTGGCTGATGAATTCAAGGAAAGACTTACAGTCGAGCAGAGTATAAAGCTCGCTCTCTTTTATCTCGTAAAGGACCCGGCCGAGCTCAAACACGTCCATCGTCCGCCCGGCCACCATCGACTTAATCTCGTTAAACAGCCGGTGAGCCCTGTCAGCCCTTTCTTGACCATCTCTTACCATCGAAATATATACCGTACTTCTTTATAAAACTTTGCCGCCCGAGTCTTCCCACCTCGTCGTGGTGGTAATGACAGAGCGGCATGAGATTTTCTATCGTATCGTCGCCCCCGGCGCCCCGCGTTTTCACGTGATGTGGCTCGGTTACGCCGATACAGTCCCGATTATCTACCAAACACCCCCATAACCTTACGCTTTTAAGGATTGCCTCGCTTTTTATCCTCTTCGGCTTCGGAATCTGCATAAAAAAATGGGGGTGGATTTCTCCACCCCCCAACACAAGGAGGTAATTATGAAGGGCAGTTTAACGTCATGCCCGGGATTCCTAACTTATACCGCCGATGCGCCAGGCTGGTTCAGCGGAAACCTTTTTACATTACCTGCCACTGGCAGGGAATAAAAAAACCCGCTCAATGGCGGGTTCATCTTTTTCGGCGCTTACATCCCGGGGGAGTGGCCGATAAGTTTTTCTTCAAGTACTTGAGTATATTACTCAAGCATTGTCTAATTATAAAATCTCTTTATTGCTTTGTCAAGAAAAAAATGCAACGTTAGAAAAAAATAATATTTCTATTGCTCCTCCATAAGAACAACAAGGGCCTTGATGCAGGCGAGATAGAGGATTCTATCGCCACACGTACGGAGAAGATTGCCTGACGAATAATCAACTCTCCACTCGTCACTATACCAAAACCCAGCATAAACACTCATAGATCTAATCTTCTCCATCACCCACTCCAGCGGGGGGATGAGGATGCCATGAACGGCTCCATCAAAAACGGTTCCTTCATAACCCGTTGTCTCGAAAAATGGGTATTCCGTTGGCCAGATTTTTGTTATTAAAACGGGATAAGGCTCAAGGGGACTCCCATTTTCTCCCATTGGTACAAACCACCACCCCACTTCCGGCTTTTTTATCAACGGTCGTATCTTCTCTGCTTCCTTTATGACCTCTTCATTTATCCAGTCTGGTTTCATATATCAAATTCCTTTTTTCTTCTCCCGTAACTTTACTATAGGATGCTCCTGAAAAATATCCGCCACATAAAGATAAAGTCCTTTTTCCTCCTCCAATTACGGGGTGATAAAATAGCCACAAAGAAGCACCACAAAAAAGACAGGGTTTTTCCCACATGGGTTCAGCAAAATGGACCTCCGCCTTACACCGTGTACATATAGATATGGTTTTGTCATAATTAATTGTTATCTCGGCCATTCATATTGCCTCCCTAAATACTATATTTCCTGTGCTTCCTCCTGTACTTGAACTCAAAGCTGTCGTAACCTTGTATCCAGTATGCCGGATCGTCGAAAACCCATCGTCCGCCCTTTAAATATTTTATGCTGTAATCAAGGTGCGGCCCTGTAGCGACTCCGGTATTGCCCATCGTGCCGATTTTCTGGCCCCTCTTGACGAAATCCCCCTCCTTCACAAGGAATCCCTGGAGGTGGCCATACCGTGACACCAGCGTGTCGGTGTGCATGATTACTATGAAATTCCCGTAACCCCGTTTCCGCCCGACAAATATCACCCTTCCGTTCCCCGTGGCGTATATCGGAGCCCCGCATCTGTGCCGGTATTTCTCGTCGACGAGATCGACGCCCCTGTGGTTTCTACTCCCCCTTGATATTCTCCTATAACCCTTCTCGGACGTTACGAGGGCGTTATCCACCGGAGATCCCAGTGGCAACCTCCACATCCTCGGGTCTCCCGTGTGTTTTCTGTACCACCTGCTGGCCTCTGCCAGCGTATTACATAGCTCGACCGTCCTCTCGTGAGATTTCTTCATCTCCCTTTCGATTTTTTCAAGGTCCTCGAAGTCGGCGTAAAGAACCGACGGTAAAAGAACGGCCACCAGAAGAACAATGATTTTCATAAATCTAATCATTCATGCCTCCTCTTCTCATAAACTCCAGATAAGCGGAACGGTCCTCTTCCGAACCGAGAACAAAAAGCTCAAGGATATATTTGTCTTTCCTCATCTGTTTGATCTGGTTGTCCTTAAGGTTAAGCGCCGAGTCTTTTGACTCGACCATGTATTCGTAAAGAATTTTATCCCTTTTCGCCCTGTGCTTATACCGGGAATCGAAGAGTTCCCCCAGGTCGTCGGCATAGAAGGGCGAAAGGAACGCCAGGGCCGTCACCGACAAAATAAAAATTGAAGCGGCCGCCACGACAGAAACCTTGAACTCCGGCCACCACCATCCGCCCCGCCTCACCCTGCCGAGTTCCGCGGCAAGCCGGTTGATCTCCCCCTCGAAGTCCCTGCACGCCCCCGCATCTTCGCCGTAGACCCTGGCGATAGCCTCCTTCCTGATGTCGCTGGCCCCGCTTATAAGCCGGGAGAGGGTTGATGTATCACCTATCAGTTCTTTCTGATCCCGGGTCATCTTGGCTATTTCCCGGTTGACCCTCTTCAGTCCCCCTTCCAATGGATACTTCATGTCTTTTTCTCCATTTTTCGTGTTTCTTACTATATTTTTCACACATCTCTATGTGACCCCAATGGTTTCAAAGGCTTTTCTTCTCTCGCTGTATAGCTCGCCCAGCGTAGAAACTATAAACCCCCCAACATAAGCGTTTAGCCTAAACCTACAATCCCATGCCCGACAAAAATGCCCGGGGTGAGCCATCCATATCCAGCCACGCCTATCCATTAACATCTCCCGCTATCCTGTCCGTTGACAAGTCCCCGAGCTTGTCAATCTCCACGTAAAGCCCCCTCTTCCAGAACTCGGGGGCCACCGTAACGACCGCCCTGTTATATTCCCTGATTATCCGCTCCTCCGACAGCCCCGTTACCCTTCTTAATTCCACCATCGGGTTTTCCCTCCCGCCCGGCGGGAACATCCCCTTTAGGACTATTTTCCCCGGGTCCCCGATGCCGTCGAGTATCTTGTCGACATTACCCAAATATGCCAATGCCTCGCATTTAAGCAGGCCGAAATGGTCGGATTGGTGGGTATTTAAAGAACACCTTATTCTTAATACTCCGTCTCTCAATTTGTGATAGTAATTAATTACTCGCTTTGCTATAAACTCTGGCGTCGGGAGCGTCTTCCACAAAATCGAGTTCTCCTTCCCGCCCCTGATGATCGTCGCCACGCCGTCGTGAAATTCGACCTTTTCGCCGTTTTCGGCCCCCAGTATTCTCCTCGCAAGGTCCCACCGGTTATTTATTGGCTTTACCATAAATTATAAAATACCTCCCGATATTTACGGCGTCCGCCTCGTTATCGTCCCAGATTTGCTTCTTTGCCGCGTCAGACGCCACTAAAATTGATTGCTGTTTCCTCGTTTTTCTGTCCATGTTTTTGGAAGACCCCAGCATTTTCGACTGCCATTGGTTCGGCGTGACCGTCTCCGTTACCACCCCCACAAACTTCACGGCGGCCAGCACGGGGAAAATCGCCTTAAATCGCTCCAGCACCTTCAGCGTCTTTATGTTTTTCCCGTAAAACGTGTCCTCGATGACCAGCCAGTCCAGCGCCTTCAGCCCGTCGACGACTTTTCCACATTTCCCGACCGCATCCTCGAAGCTTTCGGGTGAAATAACCCCGCTTTTTCGATATTGCCCGTTTTCATACAGCGCCCACCCCATCTTTTTTGAAGACGGGTCCACCGCCATCACCGTTTTTGTGTTCGACATATTCCGTTATAAATTTCCTCGTCCTGTTCAGGCGTCCCCTGACAGCCATTTCTGTGGTCTCGAAAAGCTCCGCTATCATTTTCTCGTCAAACCCCTCGATGAAAAGCCGGAAGATGTAGGCGTTCTCATCGCTTAACCTGAAGACCGCCTCGATCAATATCCCCACGGTCTCCCTCTTGATAAGCTCGCTCTCGGGATCCAGTGTCGTCCCCGACATTTTTGTTCTCCTAAATTAATCTCATTTGCCTTGTTTCCTCTTCGATACGCTTGTTTGCTATCTCACAGTATTCAGAGTTTAACTCAATACCCATGTAATTACGCCCTAACTTATGGGCGGCTATTCACCTCAAAAAGGTATGTCTTCCGGTGTATTATCCGGAATGCCCTTCTTTTCCTTTGCCTTTTTGGCTTCCTCCTCGTAAATCCGCTCCCTGTGTTGGTTCACGATTGAGGTCACATCAAAGTCCCCGCCATCCCGGAAAACATCGCACACTTCCTGCAAGCAAGACAACAACACCCCGTGTCCGTCGGCCAGCTTTCCAACGTCCATGTTTTCAATGGCGGTCCAGCTGTGCGTGTCAAATATCGCCTTAAAAAGCCTGTTCATGAAAGCCTTGGCCGCCTCGGTTTTGCCGAGCTGCTGATTTGTAAGCTCGTTTTTAATCTCCTCCACCAACACCTCTCGTTTTATCTTTCTGTCCCGATATGTATAGTCGTCCTTTTGAAAAAGCGCCTCGGAGTTCCTCATAATATCCACGGATTCGTGTTCGCCGCCGATGTTAAGGGCGCTCCAGTGTGGGCTGAAGTCTTCAAATTTTGGGTTGGGAAATTCCTTAAAATTAATCTTGTCCGACCTGTCTTTCATTACAAACGCGACATTTTCCATCTTGGCGCCCTGCTTGCCCGCCTCGTCCTCTTTTCTTCGCAGATACATCTCTATAGACAGGTTCGGCTCAAAGCCGAACTCGGACTCCGCCTTCATTTTTGTCCCTGTTTTGATGAGCTCTTTCTTGCCGTCGTCGTCCTCTTCCCATTCGTACTCGTAACCGGCCCGACCGCAGACTATCGTATGAATAGGGAACGTGATAAATTTATCGGAGAACTTTCCCCATTCCTCTTTTATGTCCCCCCAGTGGTGGAAACTCAACTTGTTTACTTTTTTCTTTCTCTTGTAACTCTCGGTCAGGTCCCGCCATATATGTGTGAGGGAATCTATTATGATCACGAGACAGCCTTCTTCTCTCGCCGCCTTAAAAACGTCCAGTACGTCGATAAAGGCCCTTGTCCTCGCCACCAGAAGCTCGTAGCCCGCCTCCTCGAATTTTGCGTTAATGAAATCGGATCCCGTCTCCGTGTCGAGGAAAAGACACTTCATCTTCTGTTTGGTTCTTTTCTCGTGCTCCTTTAAAAGTCCTATAGCTATCAAGGATGCCGTAAACGTCTTTCCAGATCCCTGGAATCCCATGATCCCAACCTTGGCATAGGCTTGCTTGTTTCCTGCATTTTCCAATTTAATCCCCATAAAAATTTTTCTCCTGTTTCTTTTTCTTAATTTTCCCCACGAAAATCCCCCTCCATCTTTAGGGCCCCTATTAGAAACGTCTTCGCTTCATAATTACAGTGCATTATCCCGAGGGGCCCGTCTTTATGTTTGGCGATGATCACCTCCATCGATTTATCCTCCGGCTTGTTGATGTCCCGGTGCAACAGCAGTATCACGTTGGCGTCTTGTTCGACCGACCCCGACCCCCGCAGATCGTACATTTGGGGCTTGCCGCCGCTTCTTTTGGTTGGATCTCTGTTTAGTTGGGAGAGCAGCACTACCGCAATATCAAGTTCCCCGGCGAGCTCCTTGAGCTTGCCTGTAATGTCGCCGATCTCTGTATTTTCATTCTGGCCGGGCCTGCTGATCAGCTGGAGGTAGTCGATTATGACAACATCTATCCCTTCTTTCTGCCTAAAATAGTTAATCTGCGCCTCTATGTCCTCTATGGTTAGGCCCCTGGAGTCGTTTATCCATATCGGCAGTTCCGCAAGGTCTTTGCCGACGACGTTCAGTATTTGGTTAAAATCGTTTGTCCCAATCCTCGCGTCACGAATTCTCGTGTTCACAATCCCCCCATACCTGCTTAAAAGCCTCCTGATAAGCTCCCCGCCGGACTGGTCGTTAGAAAAGAAGAGTACCTTTGCTTCTTTTGCGAGGTCCTTTATCATATTCACCGCAAAGGCCGTTTTACCGACGCTCGGGCGGGCGCCCACGATAATGAGTTGTTTTCTCTGTATGCCCCCGATGGTCAAATTGAGTTGCGTGAATCCCGTATTAAACCCCGGATACCCGGGCCCGGTCTTTATCCTTTTTTCTATTTCCTTTATCTCTTCGGCAAGGACATCCTTTATGTGCTTCGCCTCTTTTTTGTGGTTCGCCGTCCTTATTAACTCGGCGCAGAGGGAGCTTCTTATCTTGTCTTCGCCGCTTTTAAGGCTGTATAGATCCTCTATTGCGGCCCTGCAAAGCGTGATGGTTTGTCGGGCTATTGATTTTTCCTTAATGATTCTGGCGTAGTGCTGGATATTTGCGGCCGTGGGCGTTTCGTCTATGAGTGATGTGATAAACGCGAGGCCGCCGACGCTGTCGAGCTTCCCGTGTTTCTTTAGTTCGTCCTGTAGGGTAATTATGTCCACGGGCTCTCTTTGGCCGGCGAGATCGGTCATGGCCTTAAATATGTGGGCGTGGACCATATAATAGAAGTCGCTCGGCTCGACCAACAACATAACCTTGTTAATCGCCTTCTCGTCCAGTAACATCCCGCCCAGGACG